CTAAGTGGGGATGTATTGATATTGATACTTATCCTCTGGATCATCGCGCGCTCATTAACAAAATCAGAAAACTAGACTTACCTTTAGTTTACTGTAAGTCTAAAAGCGGAGGAGCGCATCTCTTCCTTTTCATGCAGCAGCCAATCGCTTCCAAGCTTGTCAGAAGCAAATTAACGGACATGTCAGCTATAATTGGCCATTCCAATTCAGAAATATTTCCAAAACAATCAGGAATTCAAATAGAAAAAGGAGACCTAGGAAGCTTTTTAAATCTTCCTTATTTCAACAGCGACAAGTCAGTTCGATACGCCATCAAGGATGATTCAACAGCGGCTACACTTCAAGAGTTCTTTGAAATGCATGATAAGTACGCTGTTAAGGATATCGACAAGACAGGAACAGAAGCGATTCAGGAAGTAATCAAGGACGGTCCCCCATGCCTTCAGGCATTGTGTTCACAGGGATTTCCTGCGGGAACAAGGAACAACGGGCTGTTTAACATAGGAGTTTATTTAAAGAAGTTTGACCCGGACAACTGGGAGAAACTTTTGGAAGACCACAATCAAAAATTTATGAAACCTCCCCTAGACCACAGGGAAGTTGGCGCTGTTGTAAAAGCGTTGGACAAGAAGGGTTACATGTATAAATGCAAGGACCAACCCATAGTTTCCTACTGCAACGTAAATCTTTGCAAGACCAGAAAGCATGGCGTGGGCAATGACAATGCCTATGCGCAGATTATATCATTGACAGTATTAAACACTGAACCGCCTTATTTTATAGCGGAAATAATGTCTGATGATCCAAAGTCAGATTACAAAATACAACTATCAACGGAAGAACTACAGATTCAAACAAAGTTTCAAAAGAGGGCCATGGAAGTATTAAAAATGATGCCTCCCTTGATGAAGAACATCGACTGGCAGAAATATGTTAACGGCTTGTTAAAGAATGCCACCAATATATATTTTGCCAATGATGGAACTGTGGCCGGTCAGTTCTTATCTCACCTCCAGGAGTTTTGCACTGATCGGGCGCAAGCACAAAAGAAAGAGGACTTGATCTTGAGAAAGCCGTGGACGGAATGGGTCACAGAGATAGCTGAAAATAAAAAAGAAGTTAAGATGCAACGAACCTATTTCAGGTTGAAAGACTTGCATGCCTATCTCATTAGAAACAAGTTTACACATTACAGCAACACAGGACAGATCATAGCGGAGCTTAGAAAATTTAATGGAGTTCCCAGGTTCTGGAAGCTCAACGGAACTGGGGTTAACACATGGGGTGTTCCCGCATTCGAGACACCAAACGTGGAGCATGAGATACAGGAGCAAAATGTCATACCATTCTAAAAATTTATCTCTTTTTTGGGGCGCAATGAGGAGCAAAAAGTCAATAGCCTATATAGAAAAAATGAAACCTGTTTATGCTTGCAAATATCGTAAATCTGAGAAAGGATTTTTTCAAGAAACCTGGAGCAATCTGAAGATGAGTTGTGATAAAGATTCATCTTATCATAAGCATAACAACAGGGCAGTAAAGATTAATAATGGCATAAGAGGAAGAGATCATCTCCTGGAGCTGTGGGAAAAACAGAAGAAACTTCTTGGCGGACCCTATTGTATTTATACCGGAGTTGAGCTTACAACAAAAAAATCAAATGGACAAGGTCGCGGAGCGAGAATAAAAACAAACATATCAATAGATCGCATTGATCCAACTTTACCGTATCAAGAAGATAATATAGTATTTTGCTCATGGGAATTTAATAACAGAAAAAATAATGTTACACTTGATGATTGTAAACGAATACTGCAAGTATATGAGGAGATGAATGCCAGAAGTTAACATCATACTGGGGCCGCCAGGAACGGGAAAGACTGAGAATCTACTAAGGATAGTGGACCGGGAGCTTAAAAATGGAACTGATCCGTCAGCCATTGCATTTGTCAGCTTTACTACAAAAGCCACTGATGAAGCTCGCAACAGGGCAAAAATCAAATTTAATTTAACTAATGATGATCTACCTTATTTCAGCACTCTCCATGCCTTTGGCAAGAGACAACTTGGAATGACCCATGCAGAGGTTATGGACGCGTACGACTATAAAACATTTTCAGAGGATTACGGGGTGGACATGAATTTTGTTTCTCAAGATTGGGATGATACCGGAATAATTACAACTGACAATAAATTTTTAAAAATAATAAATAAAGCAAGGGTCAAGAAGATGGAAGTGCTGGAATTTTATAATAAATATAACCTGGATGTTGCATGGGCTGAGCTGTCAAGGGCTTATAGGTCCTTGGAGGATTACAAGGAAAAGAATTACAAGCATGACTTTACCGACATGCTTTCAACCTACATTGAATCTGGGCCGGTTCCCAAGCTGGATGTTGTCATCATTGACGAAGCTCAGGACTTGAACAATTTGCAATGGGAAATGGCGGAGAAGATGTGGGCAAACGCTAAAAGAGTTTACATAAGCGGTGACGATGACCAGGCCATCTTCAGATGGGCCGGGGCTGATGTGGAACACTTGATTAAGATGCCAGGTAAAGTTGAAGTTTTAAAAGACTCTTATAGGTGCCCTCAATCAGTTCATAAGGTAGCAGTAGACATAGCTAGCAGAATACATAATAGAAGAGAAAAGGAATGGAACCCAAGAGACTATAAAGGAGTTCTAAAGTTTCATGCTTATCCGGAAGCAGTTAATATTCGTGAAGGAAATTGGTTAGTACTTGCAACATGCAAATACATGTTCAAGGAAATAGAAAATGACCTTCGCATCCAAGGACTTCCGTATAAAAAGAACAACAAGATGGCAATAAAGAAAGAACTTCTGAATGCCGTGGATGCATGGAACAGGTTGCATGAAGCTAAGGATGTTTCCTACAAGGATGTGGCAGACATATATGGTCACTTAACTTCCCAGACGGGAGTTGCGAGGGGATACAAGAATTTAAAATCATTTGAGGGGGAGAAGAAGGAAGAGCAGTCCTACAACATAGAAGATTTGGTTGAACACCACGGACTATTAAAAACCAGTGTTCCTTGGGATGTTGCCTTTGAAAAGATCGGTAACAGGGACAGGGAATATTTACAGGCTTTGGAAAGATTCAATCCTGAAAACTTAACTGCGGATCCTCTCATTAATCTAAGCACAGTCCATGTGGCCAAAGGTGGAGAGTGTGACAATGTCATGATGTTCACTGACATATCAAGGGCCAACAGGGATGAAATGGAAAAGGATTCAGACGATACTAACCGTGTATTCTATGTAGGGGTTACACGCGCCAAGAAGGAACTACATATAATACAACCACAACAAGAGAGAGGATTTATAATATGAAAAAAGAAGAAATACTAATGAAGGCTGCTGATCTGGTGAGCAACAGCAGGCAGGAGTCACATGGAGATACGTTAAAGAACCATGAGCAGATTGCGGAATTCTGGAATACATATCTGGATGACAAGCTTAAGCCCATGGCTTCAATAACGCCTGATGAGGTGGCTATGATGCTTGGCTTACTTAAAGTGTCCAGATCCCAAGTTGGTAAACACAACATTGATGATTATGTTGACGGAGCTGCGTATATGGCGATAGCAGGGGAACTCAAACTTGAACGTGGCGAGATTATGGGGGAGGTCACTAGACAACATGTCATGAAACTTAACAAGGAGAGAAAATGACCTACGATCTATTTAATCAAGATGTAGTTAAGTCAGAATGGCTTCATCCCACGGAATTTCCATCCATGAAAGGAAAAAAGATTGTGTCCCTAGACCTTGAGACGTGTGACAAAAACCTAAAGACAATGGGCCCAGGTTGGCCACGAAAGATAGGATCAGTCAGATAGGATCAGTCATAGGCATTGCAATATCCAGTGGTGATTTCACTGCATATTACCCCATAGCGCATGAGGGTGGTGGAAATATGGATAAGGATAAGATACTTAAATACATTAAGTCTATATGTGAAGATGATTCAATACAAAAAGTTTTTCACAATGCTCAGTATGATATTGGATGGTTATCCACTTTAGGCATAGAAGTTAAAGGTTATCTACATGATACCATGATTGCTTCAGCTCTTCTAAATGAAAACAGATATTCCTATACCTTAAATCAAATGTGCATTGATTACCTAGGAGAATATAAAGATGAGAAGGTTCTTAAAGCTAAAGCAGAGGAACTTGGACTGGATCCCAAAGCCGAAATGTACAGGATGCCTGCGGAATTTGTTGGGGAATATGCGGAGGCAGACGCTAGACTAACTTATAAATTGCACGAACGGTTGATGATAGAAATAGAGAAAGATGCCTTAGAAGGAGTGTATGACCTGGAATGCAGGCTAATCAGGGTTATATTCAATATGACCAAGCGTGGAATTAGAATTGATATGGAGAGAGCTTTCGGCCTTAAAAGGAAATTACGAGCTAAAGAAGAAAAATATTTAAAAAGAATGAAAGATCTGACAGGAGGGGAAGTGCAGCTATGGTCAGCACGATCAGTGGCCAACGCCTTCGATAGGGCTAACCTGGATTATCCCCATACTGCATTAGGTGCTCCCAGCTTTACCCAGACTTTCCTGGAAACACACAAGCATGAGCTTCCACGGATGGTGACAAAAGCAAGGGTTTTAAATAAATTACAAGGAACTTTTATAGATGGTATAGCAAAATACATCCATAATGACAGAATACATGGACACGTTAATCAGATAAGGGGGAACAGTGGGGGAACAGTGACGGGAAGATTTTCAATGTACGCTCCCAATCTCCAGCAAATGCCAATAAGAAGTGAGTTTGGTTCAGAGGTTAGAAGGATATTTCTTCCGGAAGAGGGAGAGTACTGGATTTCCGCTGACTATTCACAACAGGAACCCAGGCTTCTGACTCATTTTGCTCTTC